CTCATGAGGTAGGTTTCGGAGTGCTGAACGGCATGGTTAATCAACTTTACGAAGACCGAGTCATTGACTCAGGAGAACGAGAGTATATTAAAAATGCTGCAAGTCTTTTAAACACCCCTAAATTACTTTCCTTTAAATCTAAAGGTAAAGAAATGAGGAGTATCAGACAATCAATTCACGAAGGTAAGATCGAAGGGGTTGCAATTGGCAACACCGTTATGGTATCGAACTATCGTGGAGTGATGATGGGAGACCCTATAACCAAGATTATCCTTACTGCATGCAGTTATGGAGCTTGGAAGGTATCGAAAGTCTCGAAGACTGATAATATCAGATCTTTTAGACTCCCAAAATATTTGAACGAAACTTTCAGTAGTGTCCACTCTTACGCATGCGCAGGAGACGACCACATTGGAATAGGATCGTTCGAAGATTTGGTACGAATACCAAGAATCATGGAATCCATGGGATTCGAGATTTCTTGGGACAAGTACTGTATATCCGAATGGTTTGTATCTTACTGTCAGTTATTTGGTATGTTACCAAGATTTAACAGTGTTTCGAAGGCCCAGAGTCTAATTAGACCAGAGGCAGCTAAGATGATACAAATCGATGTTCCGAAGGTTCGACTTCTTACCCAGTTTCAGAAAATGGGAGGAAGAGAAAACTTCGATAAACCAGATCCCCTAGTAGGAAAAGCCCGAATGATGTTCAATGATATTGAATACATGAGGGAAACGCTAAGGGAAATTAAATATTTACCTGGTGAGGAACTAGCCCGCTACGTTAAAAACTTAGAGGGCTACATTATGCATCAGTCGAGCTTTGTGAGACTCTTGATGCCATCATGGATGGAGTCAAAGGTAATCAAAAGTCGACTGACATATATGCCACCGGTATTTGGAGGTATCGGCCTTACGCTTCCTTTTGATATAGATATCAAAAAGGACGAAAAGGCAAAGAGTTTGGCGTCGAGATTTTCAAAGAAAATCTCGGCACCCAAATTCGACGATACTAAAATTGAATGGGAGAGAGGAGTGACCGTAACTAATGTCCTAGTTAATAAACTAGTGAGATTGGGAAAAGCCAAAACTCTAACCGATAAAGAGACACTAGACATTTCGAGAGAAGAGATACGATCTCAGTCTGCGAACAGTCAGGCGTCTGTTGGAAATATGAAGCTTTATGGATACAGAGACAAGAAGTTTATCTGCCTCGATGAGGAGATACCACTTGTCTGTTCCAAAGAAAGCGCATATGTTAAACTCGCAACTGATCCAGGAGCTGAACTACAGGTAGTGAAGCATACTAGAGCAAGGCAGCTGATTAAGATCCGTGAGAAGGACTTAAACAGGTACAGCGAGATTGAAGGATTCGCATGGGAAAAGCCCGTTAGAAACAAGACCTATATTGATAGGTTCTTGTTCGAGCAGGTATTCAAGACTGGGTTTGTTAAACCGAGTCTCCGGATAGCCATGGAGAAAATGTCTAAGAACCATAGGAAGCATCCTAAATGGTTCTCTGACATAGAATCCGTACGCAGCGAGGATAACGTAGGTTCATTCGATATAGATATCGACGAGAGCCACACCGTTACCGGTACAGATTCTTCCTCTCAATGAGAGGAGGTTCAGGTATATTTGCTGCTTAAAGAAAA